CCGTTGGTCTTGACCTGGCGTTCGACAAAGCCTTTGACTCGTTTCAGGGCGTCGACCACGGCCGTCGTGATCATCTCCTGGGTGGCCTCTTTGTGGGCGTTCTCGTTGAGCTCGTGCTCCTCCATCGTCCTGGTAATGATCTGCTCGATCTCGACCATCATGTCGCCTGAATCGGCGCCCTCGACTGGTGACTGGAGCTCCTCCATGTCGCACCTGGCTTTTGCCAGGTCGGCCTCGGCCTGGGCCATCTTCGCCTCGGCTTGCTTCTTGTCTGCATCGGCGCCGGCCATCTTGGCCTCGGACGCTGCGAGCTCCGCCTGGTGTTCGAGCTCGTCGATCTCCTGCTGCTTCTGCATCAGGATCATTTCCGGGGTCGGCTCCGGCTCCCAGGGCTCGCCGTCCTTCATCAGCTGCTCGGTCTCCGGGTCCTTGCTGACGCCCACGGGTAGGTCGGCCATCTTCTCCTCCTCGGACTTGAGCTCGTCGGGGAGCATCTTGCGCAGGATCGCGGATACTTCCTCGCTGCCTGGCACGCCCAGGTTCTTGACGATCAGGTGGACGATGTTCGATGCCATCTCCGGGCCCAGGACCTTGAGTAGCTCCAGCTGTAGATCGGCCGCCTCCTGGCGCTGGGTTGCGTAGCTCGGGCCAGTCTCCAGGACCACGTCGTATTTGCCGTAGGCGATGTCGGAGATCAGGAACGAATCGCCGGTCTCCTCGTCGATGGCGGTCTGGTTGATCTCCACAAAGTCCTCGGTGTCGTCGACCTGGCGGATGCGGATTACTCGTTGCGTGTCGTACAGCTGCGGGATCGCCTCGACGATCAGCCGGCCCATTTGCTCCATGGCGCGGCCCAGGTTGTCCGGGAATTGGAACGTCGAGGTTGCGCCGGCGTTCTGCCTGGCAATGATCGCCTTGCCGGACTTCTCGTTCGATTCACGGCCCAGGCTGGCGTCGTGCAGTCCGATGATGGTCTGCATGTCCACGCCGTCCTGGATCGCGTTCTGGAGCTCGGCCGCTGCCGGGTTGCTCGGGAATTGCCGCTGCGGCGGTGCCACGCCGTCGACGTGGTTGTAGAGCATGTAGGGGATGTTCCTGGTGTTGGCGTTCTCGTAGAGCTCCTCGTGGCCGGCGATCTGCCGCTCGGTCGCCATGTACGGCGCCCTGGGTGCCAGGGCCACGGTCTCGGCCGCGGCGGTGCGCCAGTAGTTGTAGGATTTTTGTGCGTCCTTTGCCTGGCGGATCGCAGACTCGTAGATGGTCCGGCCGTCGACCAGGCGCTCCTCGCCAAGCACGGGGAACACGGGGATCGCGGAGAACGGCAAGTCGATTGGGCCCTCCAGGTTCTCGCTGGCGGTCATTTTGCGCCAGCTGCATACCGGCCGTTTGACCTTCTTGCGCATCTCGTCGCCGGCAGCGTCGACCTGGATATGCACGCCGGTTTTCTCCTTGAGCTCGTCGAGGATCGGCTCCACCTTGGACAGCCAAACGGTCTTGCCGTTGGAGAGCATCAGGACCTCGTCGTCCCGGTACTCGATCCGCATGTACTGAGCGACACGCACGGAATCGCCGTCGTACCAGCCCTCGAATGTCGAGCCCATCATGGCGCCGGCAAACTCGTCCGGGCTCACGTCGGGCCATTTGTGCTCGAACGTGGATCGCCGCATGTTGGAGAAGATGAAGCAGTCCTGGGCGTCTCGGAAGTCGACCTCCTGGGCGTCCGGGTCCAGGTAGACCGTGTAGCTGTTTTTGATGCGACTGATCTGCAAGTCCTGGACGAACGGGTCCAGCTTCGACCAGATGTTCATTAGCATGAAATAGCCAAAGCCATGGTCGACCGCGTGCTGGACGGCGGTGTCGTATGCCTGGTCGGCACGGGATTGCGATTCGATGTTGCGGATGATGCCGGAGTAGACATCGGCCAGGCTGTAGTCCCTGGTGCCGGCGGTATTCTTGATGCGGGGATCGGGGCCGCGGTTCGATTCGACCGGCGTCACCTTGACCTGGGGCCGCTCCTGGCGAATCTTGTTTGTGATCTGCCTGGTGAACGACGGCAACAGGTTGTACGTCAACACGGGCCGGCGATCCTCCTCGCGTTCGCGGCGGACCTCGTCGGGCCATTGCCAGCCGGCGACGAAGCGGTCGTCCTCCAGGGCCTCGTTGTGAATCTCCGACCAGTACGTTTGATGCACCATGAAGCGCTCACGGATGCGCAGGAACTCGTCGTCGTTCTCGCCGGCGCTACCGCCGATCCGGTTGTCCGACGTTGTGACCAGGATGTCGTCCGGGACCTGGTTCGGTAATGTTGCTGGTGATTTGACGCCCATCAGTTTCTCCTTACCACTCGCCGCGGCTCGTATGTTTGTTGGTCTTGATCGGCCTGGTTTGGAACGCATCGTCGGTGTTCAACAGATAGCGCATGTCGTCCATCAGATGGTCATTTTGCTTGACGATCTTGCCCTTCACGTCGCGTCGGTACAAGCGGAGCTCCTTGAGCGTGTAGACCAGGGTGCGAAATATCTTTAGCTGGCCGCCCTGCATCAGCACCAGGACACGGCGCAAGCCGGCATGGACCGCGTTGTTCGCTTTCGTGAGCACCAGGCCCAGGTCCTCGTATTCGTCCTTGAGCTTGGTGCCGTCGCGCATGTTCGAGACGTTGTCGCCGGCAGGGTCAATGCAGCCGACCAGCTTCGGCCAGGGCAGCATCGCCTTGATGCCGCGGCTGTGCTCGATGGGTTTGTCCTGCTGGCCGTAGAACTCCGCCACCAGGTAATACTGATCGGTGTCGGGGTTGCGAGCTCCCAGGAGCGCGGCCGTGTAGTTCCAGCCTGGATCGAGCGCGTAGCCAAACTCCCAATGATCTGGCACGCGAAAGGGATCACATAGCAGCTGTTCTTCCGGGACCGGATAGATTGCGCCGGCACCCAGGGACGGCCGGCCTGTTTGCCTGGCGATCCGCTCGTGCGGCAGCATGTCTTTGAATAGCTCCTCGCGCTCCTCCTTGGAGATGATCGGCGGATTCAGGTGCGGGACATCGTCATGGCCGATCATGTCGATGTACTTGGACATCAGTTGAGAACGATTGCCGGCACGACCAGGCGAAGGCCCCAAATGACCAGGTCGTCCTGGTCGGGGTCAAACGTGATCGAGCGGAGCAGACCCAGGGAATCCATGCGAACGACCGACAGCCGATAGGTCGCGGCGTAGTCCAGGAGGACGCGCTTGTCCGGCCCGTTAGCCATGCTTTGACTCATCGAATGTAGGGAGGCTGCCATCGCGGTAAGTATCTCCTGGGCCTCCGCTTCCGTCGTTATCGCGTACTCGTTCTGCTCTGGCTGCTCCAGTGATATTAGTTCGAGTCGCTCCAGGATGTTGAGATCGCTTGACCCTTTCGGTGAGACATCGGTCGCAGAACCCGTCATTGAACATTACCTCCGCACGTATCAGGAGCTCGCGGCAATCGAAGCACTTGCGGCGGTGCCATCGTCTCCTGGTCATAGAAAATCAGATCCTTCGAGCAGCGACATCACCGTCTCCGACATGCCCTCGACTGGCGTGAACGTCGAGAGGATACACCCGCGGGTCGTCAATATCCGCATCTTGCACTCGTCGTAGATCGGCTTGGGCGGCTCCTCGTCCAACCAGATGAAGTCGACGCCCTCGGCCTCGAACGACGTGCGGCCCTCCTCGTAGCTTTTGAACGTGCAGATATTCTCATAGCCGGCGATGTGATTGACGACTACCTGGTCGACGGCATCGGCCACGCCGGATCGCCTGGTCAAACGTCCCAGGCGCGCAGCTGGGACCAGGCCGCCATCAGCCTGGGTGAATCCCTTGCGTTGATGCAGCGTGCCCAGGAGAAACTTTTGATTCACGTCGCGGACCTTCGAGGCCTTGGTGCCGGCAGCCCAGGTCAGGATCGGCTGGCCGTAGCGCTTGCCGATCCACCAGGGCGGATAGAGTCCGGTCAGATGCAGGGCGAGCTCGTAGCCGCCAATCGACAATGTCTTGCCGATCCGGTTGCCGCCCAGGGCGACACGTTCGGCGTGCTTGGCGCCGGCAGCGAGCATTGCCTGGTGCTTCGGGTAGAGCTCACGGCGCAAGGGTCCTTCGTCCGGGTACAGCTGGGCGAGCTTGTCCTTTTCAGTGCGTCGTCGGAGCTCCTGGAGTACCAGGTAACACGCCGTCGATGGCTCCATCTCCAGCAATGAGTCGCACGAGATCAATTCCGCCTTTCTCCGCTATTTCGTGAAGTAATCGCACGAGCTCCTGGTCGGACACGTCCTCGATGGTGCTGACGTGCTCGATCCGTTCGGTCCACATCTTGAGGTATTTTCCATGGAGCTCGGCACACTTGGCGGCCGATGCGTATTGCCGGTCGTCCAAGGCCTTGTCACCGATCACCTGGACGCGACGTAGTACGGCCTCGACCGTTACGTCGGCGCCCGAGAGCGCTTTCTCCAGGCGTTTGTCGATCAATTCCCGAATAGCAGGTTTCTGCATGTTCTCGGCCGCGATGGTCCCGAGTTGGTTGTCGTTGCCCTTGTAGCCGGCACGACGGGCCGCTTCGGTCCCGTTCATGTTGACCAGGGCGGAACAGTACCAGTGGACAAAAGCAGTCTGCTTTGCCGTTGGCGGTCGCTTCCTGGGCTTGCGGGGTTTCATTGCTCGTTGGGTCACGGGCGCGAGTTTACGCCTCGATTGGCGAAAACGTCCAATTGAGAGCGCCCTGGGCGCGACAAGTCGAGGAGGTCCTGGCCGTGCTATGGCCGATTTAGACGCGAACGAGCTCGACCAGGTAGCCCTGGGAATTGATTACGAACAGACGATTGCAGATGAATTTCATTGTGATCGGCTCCTGGATCGCGTTGCCCAGGTGCCGGTCAAGGCGCTGGGTTCAGCACATACCGTTAGGAAACGGATTTTTCGTTGACACTTTGCCCATCGTTCCGACTGAGCCTGGTGCGCCGCCGGCCGAGGCCTTTTTCAGCGAACCAGTTGCGCCTGTGTTGCTGGGCGACGGAGTCTTGCTGCCGCCCGAGCTCTTGTGACCCATTGACGGGTCGTTTCCGTATTTCATCGCTTTCTCCTTGCAAGGTGGATGATCGTGCATCGAGAGCCTACCACGTCCGGGTGGATCAGACCGAGGCCTCTAACCCACTAATTGTCGCCGTCGGCTCCGCACAGTTCGCAGTAGCGTCGGTCGCGCTCGTCGTCCTGGGCCCAAACGTGCGAACAGGTCTCCAGGTGCTCCTTGTCGGAGATCGCCATGACCAGCTGCTCCGCGGTCGTCATGTCCATGAGCATCCGTTCGCGCACGTCCAGGTGGCGATGGTGAATCTCGAAGTCTCCGGCCGCCATCCAGGTGGTGCGGCCGTCGGGATAGTAAACGTCGTATCCGTTGTGTCCGTTAGCGTCCAGGCAAGCCTCTGCCTGGACGATATACGACTGGACGTAAATTCTCACAATG